TCCATGAGTGTATTCCATCATCTAAACCTACTTGTGCAGTTGGTTTCTTTTCTGAAAGAGCCTTTAAGGATTTTTCAATGCTAGCTAGTTTCTTTTCTGTTGCAATAGATGTATTGGTTTGACCAATATTATCAGTTTTGTCAGCAGTTGCACCTGGCTCACAAACTCCAGAGTCAGGGTTAATTGAGTGTCCTTCTGGACAACCCTCTACTTGTTGTTTGTCTCCTACATCTGCTCCTTCACCAGCTAGGTCGCCAATGGTAGAGTCAGCTTTAGGATCTCCAAATGCAGATTCTTGTGCTACGCATTTTCCTTGAGAGACATCAAAAGATTGTCCTTCTGGACATTCTTTATCGTCAGCTTCTGCTTTTTTATTACAGTCGCAAGGCATAACTAATCCTTTAAAAGGACATTATATAAGGACTAACAATCATGTAAGGTTTTTATCTCTCTGTTGAAGAAAGCACCCTTACTTCCTGCACCTTCAAATGAATCAAATAACCTCTCTGATACGTTACAGAAATGATACTTGTTACCGTTTAGCAGTATGTCCATTTCTCTTGATTCCCTATCCCATAGGACATTACCAACAAATGATGATGAGTGTGTAAATGATTTAAACTCTGGATTGCCTACTGTGTCAGATTTTTGACCACTATTGGTTGAATCCTCTATAAGATAATGTTCTACTTCACGCCATGAATCGTCTATTGCTTCTACAAATTCAAATCTTTTCTTTTTCTTCTTACCAATATCTGCTTTGCTATGATCACCACTAAGGGTTACATCTTCATTATTTAGTTTTTTTTTGAATGTAATTTATGACAGTCGCCACATTCTTCTACATTTAGATGATCCATGATTTGATTCTTAAAGTTGATAAAATCTGTTGTATTTACCCCCTCTACTTTGGCTACTGTATCAGCTTCTAAGGCATGATGGTTACATTCTTTAATATAATTCTCTATAACTTTGACACTTGTTTCTGGCACACCAGGAGTTTCAGTTAATGCTAATCCTTCTGGCTTTAATCCAAATGGCATAGCAAAACAATCTGAATTACCGTTACAGATTTCTGATACTTCTGTTGGTGTTGCTTCAATACTTGTGAATAATAATTTGTTTCGTGCTACATTAGCAGAGGCTTCATTGGTTATTACCCCCTCATAATAGACTGTTTCTTGTGATGGGTTATAATGGAATGTAACTTGACCAATTATATTAGATGGATCATGTTCCCAATTTAACGGAACAGTAACGCCATCAAAGCGTTCTAATTCTTGTTTAGTGTATAAGTTGTTATTTCTACTAATTCTAGGAATTAATGCAACACCTGTAATTTTAGCAGATTCATTAACGGAAGTATATGCTTGAAGATTCAATAATTATTGTTGGTATTAGGTATAATAAGAATTAATAGACTAATGATGTATCTACATTCTTTCAGCCTATTGAGTATATACTGATTAAATATTGTAAAAATGTAATAAAGTAACCATTAAGCTTTATGTTAAGCTTAACGGTTATAATTCAGAATCTAATCCTAATCTATCATGGCAACGTTCACAATGATGAATATTGATATTATGATCCACACAAATTCCATAGCCAATTTGTCTTAAATTACCATGCATTCTCATCATTACATCTTCATAATTAAAGTAAACAAAATTTGATCTAATTGCCTTATCCTCAACTTTATCAATATATTTAGTTAGCATATCCTCATCAAATAGAAAATCATAATTAATTTTTTTAAATAATGTAATAGTTTTTCTACTGTCTTTAATGGCTTTTTTGATTATTCCTATTTTTGGATCATAACCTAAACATCTTAAATTGGTAATGTATATATCCTGAATTTTTCTAACTGCTTTTAATTCTTCGGCAGTAATATTCTTTTGATATTCTATCTCATTTCTCAATTTTGACACCTCATTGGTGAATAATCATTTTGGTCTAACTGTCTTGCTAATACTCTAGCTTTGTAAGTATGGCATGGAAGGATTTTAGGTGTCAATTTATAATACTCCTCATCATTTTCGTATATTCTTCAACTTCTCTAAAATTTCTAAATGTGTCATAGTAGATATGAATTGTAGCATTTTCAGTTAGTGTCTTTTTTGTTAGGACTTTGTGTATTTCTTCTTTGCTGTGACAATACCAGCCATCTAGATTACCAATAGACACAAACCACCCTTTTTTATCTTTACTCATACCTTTATTAGCAAACAAAACTCTATTTATAATTTGTTATTGAACAAAGTTGACTAATAGTCTAATAATTTTTGTAAAATATCTTGGACTTTTTGAAGTTCAGGTATATCATGAAAAACAGCATGGTGACTACCAACTGATAATTCACCCATTATTTCTAATCCATCTATAATATCTTCTGAATCTACTTCTTTAATTACCATTATTAAATCCCCATAATGTTATGCTTAAATCTGCTTGGATCTTTTTTACATTCAGTACAATTACAACCTTCATCAAACAAACAATCTTCATCTTCTGGATCTGTGACAGATTCGTTATGTCTAAGAGTTTCTAATTGCCATTTATATACTTCATCTGGACTTTTATTAAGTATATCCTGTATGGCTACTATTGTTTCGGTGTCTTTATCCATAATGATATAGAAAAAGAAGATCAATATAAACCCATAAGGTCAACAAAAATTAAGTAAAAATACCACCTCAATGAGAGGAAACAAAGCCTCTGGCACTCTCACGAAATGCGTCTTGGTGGTAGCCTAAGATGGGTATCTTTTTCAGGTATCTAGAATCCACAACTCAAGATATCCCATGACGGCTATATTATAATGATAATTATTGCCTATTTAAAGCCTATTAAATAATATTCTGTAAGATTTCTACCATAGTAAATGTAATACCCATACCTGCTATGATGATGTAAAACTTTCTATCCTTATTTGATTGCTTATCCTCTATTTCTTTAAAGTGAGTGTTAAGTTCATACTCGACTTTCATTAATCTTTCACACAAGCTTTCTATTTTATCTTCAAAACCATCTAATTTATCCAAGATCCTTTTAGTCAAATCGTCAAATTCTGTCATTGACATTCACATCTACGTTTGGTGCATAATGCGTGTTGTCCTTCCTTGCACATCTTACACGTTACTTTTGGCTTTGCTTTTACTTGTGATATTTGCTTCATATTTTCTTGGATAAATTTCTCTTGTTTTATGTCCTGTGCGTTCTTGGCTACTGTTGATTGTACGTCTTGGTTAGCTTGAATCTCTTTATCATCAGGTAATTCCATTCCTGTGTTGGATCTTAGCCATTCTCTTGATTCACCTTTGGTCATAATACCCTGTGTAGTAAGATCCTTAATCTGTGCCACTTCTAACTCTATGACATTCTGTGATGTAAATGTAACATCACATTCTTCCACTTCTGGATCATAACCGTTCTGAATTAGTATGTTGTCAAATAGTTCCACCTTTAGTTTGTTAGCCAAATATCTCTGATAACCCCTAACCCTTTTCATTACAATGTTATCTGTTGTTTCAGAACTTGCACGACTTGTAAAGTCACCTGTCATTATGTCGTGTGGGAATTGTGTGCCAAGCTCAAAGGTTTTCTCTAAGTGTGCGATATAATCTGTGTACTTACTGTTACCTGATGTTTCAAAAAATTCTATTTCAGGCTTTATCTTCTGGACACGTTTATCACCTGGCTTATACTTTTGCCACCTAACTGCCTCTTTTTCTAAGTATGGATCACTTGCTCCTGGATATGTTATTGTTGTAATTGGATAAGCATTGTTTAAGATAATTGCTGACATAGCGTCTTCGACACCCCACATGATTTCTATTAATGGTGCTGTTGTTCTGTTTCCTATTGTTCTTGGTATGGCTAGTGAATAAAATAATGACTTACCCCAAGCTTGTTTAGAATAGTTTGTTAAGTTAAATTCGATAAATTTGCCTAGCTTTCCTTCACCTAATTTGGCTGTTTGTCCATGATTTGTTCTATGTTCATAATATTGTAGTTCACCAAACTCATTTCTTTTCTTGGATATGATGGTTTGCATATCTACTTCCTCAACATCTTGTATGTCATTCTCATCTAATTTCTCTAAGATACTATTACCTGTGATTAAACAGGTAGTGACCATGTTTTCAAACTTGTCATAAAAATCTGCATTTCTTATCCAATCGTTTAATGTTTCTGTTGCTTTTTCTGACTTGCAGGTAACATTCATTTCTGTGCCAGTAATTAATTCTGAATAAGATGATACTGCTATTTGTAATTGTGGTGTCCTGTCGTGATATTTAATCAACTGTTCAAAGGTGACTTGTATTGGTTGTTCACGTTGATAATCTGATCTGACTATTTTAGCTAATGGCACTTTGGATTCTTGTATAATATTTTCCTGAATATCGTAATTGATTGGATTACCTATTGCGTCAATCATGCTGTTGCACCTTCAACTACCATTAATTCCTGTCTATTTAATGTTGATTCTCTTGCTCCTGATTTAGATAATTCAATCTTGACATTGTATAATCCTGGTGGTGGTATCTCATTCTCTGCTACTGCATATTCAAATGTTCCACCTGTTGCAGATACAATACTTCCTGTCTTGTTAAAATAATCTCCCCATCTATGATTCTTGGTTAATCTAATTGTAATCGTATATCCTGTTAAATTTGCTTCTCTTGTAAATTTTTGATCTGAATAAATTGTGCCAGTTAATTTATTTGTGGCACTAAAATCTCCTCTAAACCATTTAGGCTGATCCATTAAAAGATAAAGTCCGTATGCCAATTATTCACTACCACAATTATCAACAGAAGTAATACCTAGATTCAATAATAATGGGATCATAATGTAATTTGTTAAATCTCTTATATATAATAGAATAAATTAATCAGGTATTGGTAGGTTTCCTTTGCTTCTAAACCAATCTTGCACCATTCTTGTTGTGTAGTGCATTACCGTTACTGGATCATTATCCTTTGCTTTCTTTAACTTTTTTTCTTTTTCTCTAACTGCGTCTAATAATGTGTGTACTGACTTAATGTATAATAGCATTAATTCCTCTTGTGTCTTTGGATTCTTATTCAAACTCTAACACCCACCCATCACGAATGTATTTTTTACCTCTAAACTCAAAGCATTGTGGACAAACATGATAATCCTTAGTCAACTTTTTCCTTTGGCTTTGCTTCAATAATGGTAGTAATTACTGATGTTGGTATGGTGTCTAGGTCTTTGATCTCCTCTTTAATCTTATCAATTATCCCCTCTTGTTCTTTGTATATTTCATAACCTTGAGTTAATTGCTTATGATATTTGACAATTTCAGCATACGAATTAAAAAACATAGTTGATAATTCTACCTTTGAACACCTGCCTATTGTCTTGCCTGTTGCCTTGACAATAAATTCTTCTAGTCTTGGATCATTCATTCTATTACCTCTGTATTAATTGAAATACCACCCTTACTTTTAGGTTTATCGGTGTCGTCTTGTTTGACTAATCTATCTGACATAATATCATAGTGACCATAATCAAACTCTTTGAGATCCCAACACGCCATGATAAAACAATCACCAATATCAAAGTTTAATTCAGATTTGTCTATACCACCTCGTTTATCAAATTGTGCTGATCTTAACTGTGCAATTAGTTTGGTGTGACTAGGGTGTATTCTTACCTTACCCATCTTGACCATCTGGGCTGAATTGATAGCCATCTTGCTTCTTAGGCTTTGAACGTTTGCAGATTCGTGATCCCTAATTTGTAATCCAAAGTTGATCGGAAGAGCTGGTATTCCTCTTTCTTCAAGGTCTCTAATAAATCCTGGATGAGCTGAATCGATTTTGCAGTTAGAGTTGTATCTGTGTGCCATATCTTCCATAACATCAAGCATAGCAGATGGACTTGGTCTTGGGTATTCATTGGCTTCGGTGACGTAGAGTGTGCCATCTCTTATCTCTGCTCCCAATACCCCAAAGTTTGATGAGCCAAATGCAGGATCTCCATATACACCACTTCTACCACCTATGATATTTAGGTCATATTCTTCTATAATTCCGTCAAGTTTTTCATACACATCACCTATACCCATTCCATACATGAGTTGATATTCTCTACCAAAACTAGGGCTTAGTTTAGCTACTCTAATATTTTCAGGATCAAATACCTTGTTTAACCCTACCGTATAGTCAAGATGTTTCATTACATAGAAATCCTCTTTATCCTTATCACTTAACAATTCATATTCTTCCTCCATACGCTGAAACAAGCCACCAGGTAGATTAGGTGTGGACACCATAGCGATATATGGATTAGTCTTTGGAATATACCTCTCTGCTACTGTCCTTGCTTCATCTTGGTAACGTGATGGAAAGAAATCACACTCATCTAACAGCACTAAGAATGGATTTAACCCCCTACTTGGTGATAGATTCATTGTTGGAAATGCCTCTATCCTACAACCGTTTAATATTACAAGTGATTCTTTTGTCTTAAATTCTAAATCAAATAGATTCTTAATTCTACCGATAATCTTGTTAGTTAAATCTTGACTTGCACCTGTAATAATTACTGCTGATACATCTACTTGATTATTCTTCCATACATCATCTTTAAGACAGTTCCAAGCTATGAAACGACAGAATATCTCTGATACCCCAAGCCCGGTTGCTTTTTTAATCCAGATTTTCTTTTTGCTTTCTAGTGTTTTAATTATATCTTCCTCATAGTCAAAATATTCTAATTTTCTTGGTAGTGCCTCCCAAAACTCTTTGAATGTCATACCTCTATACTGTGGGAAATCTACTGAAATCTCTTTGTCGTTTGTTGGTAGTAGGGATCTTAATGTATTAACATCTTCTTGAAATGTAGGATTTTTCATCTAAGCATTACCTTTGGCTGATCTAGTTGCTTCTCTGCAACCTTCCTTAGATGTGAAATACCTAATACCAAATCTACCACATGGCTCTTTTGTGTAGTTGCCTTTACTAATCTATCTATGTATGCTAACACTAGATCATGGTCAGTTTGTGATGGATTGTCACCCATAGCCTTTGAAATATTAGTTTCACATAGTTTAATGATTCTTTCTAATCTTCTACCGTCATTGTTTAAGTTAGTCCAAGTATTATTAGTAGCCATCTTCGCATTTTTTGTTCCTAACCATGACTAATAAGAAAAAATAAAAATAATATGACCATTAATGGTCATTTGAAGTTCATTTTGACTATAACAGGGTGAAATATTAACAACCCTGACATAGAGTATAACCATTTGTTATGATCTACCCACATTTTTGCTTCATTTTTTGATAAGTTTTTGGCACTACCTTCTAATGCAACTTTTTTTCTTATCTCTGAAATTGTTTTCATACTCTATCTAAGATTACATCTTCTATTAATATCTTATGTTTTTAAGCAAAACACAATACCTACTGCTAATATTGCACCTAGTAATGTTGCTACAATGTCATTTATCTCTACTACACCCCTGCCTGTATATCCATCATACCATTCCTTACCAAATGCAAAGATAAATCCTAATATTATCAATGGAGTGTATATTACACCTGAAATACTTAATATGAAACCCACTATGAAATGTAATACTTTATCATTCATCTGGGCTAATTCGTGGGAATGTTACTGCTATGTTATCTGTGTAATCTCTTAGCCAATCTACCTCTATTGTATGTTGTCCATGTGCCTCATGTGTTGCTATTGCGTCATATAATGTTCTAGTAATTGCTTTTGTTACAAACTTCCATACCTGATCTTCTGTGTAGAGTTTTTCTTCTCTATCTAGTGGCATAATATACTGTATAAATTGTTATTATGATTAGAGATGTAATAATATAGATAATATTCAACGTCTAACTGCTAGATATAGGAATCGTTTGATTATGTTGTAAAAGCTAAATCTATCCCATACCCTTTGACCGTATTTTATCCTGATTCTGTATATGTCACGATCAGATAAGTCTAAATTTTCTACTGAATAGTATGGATCCATTACATCTTCACCATCACCTGCACCTGTTACATCATGTTTTAACCCTAGTGTATGTCCTAATTCATGGATAAGTACAGCATACAAATTATATGTTTTTAGTATGTTCTCTGGGTATGATACGTTCTCTACCAATCCTTTTTTGATAGCGTCTTTTCCTTTGATACCCCTACCTTTTAGATCCCAAATGTATGAAGCATTAAACACTACTTGACCTGATACTCTACCTTGACCTGGATAGTATGCGTATGCCAATACTGATGGTCGTTCTTTGAAATACTTATCTTCCTCTTTTGTTCTAAATCTTATCTCAATATCTGCTTGAGTTTTCCATGCTGATTTGAATTTTAATGGTATTTCAAAATTCCATGTAGATATTGCCAGATTGATTGCCCTCTTTAATTTTCGTTTAGGTATTAATTTTAATGATTCATGGTATTCTACATCATAAGTAAGTATGTCTTTTTCCCATTTATGTTGCCATTCTGTTTGTTCTGATACAAATTCTACCTTTCCATTTAATTCATTTCGTGAAATAATACAATCTGGAGACATAATAAAAAAATAAAAAGTTACCTAAAAAGTATGTTTAGGCGTTTGTGTCGTTTTTGTGTTTAGCATAATCTGCTGTAATGATTGCACCAAGTGCTACAAAAACTGCTGTTGTGACTTCTGGAGTTACTTTATCAAGAATCCACCCTAGTGATGTCAATCCTGTCAAAGCACCTAAGCCATAGTATCTCAAATTTCCACTAGACATTAAAATTTCCTTATTTTGCTAGTATATATGAATATTAATTGTATTTGATAACAGGAATGTCTATGCCTAATTCCTTTGAAGCACGATACAAGGCAATATTATAATTCATATCGTGACTAATATCAGTAAAACACTTTGGACATGAACGTAAGTATAATGGATATGTGTCCTCTTTTTCAAAGAAAGCTCTAATTTTTGGCTCTCTTAGTAATCCTATACTACCATATTTTTCTGAATAGTCCATTAACTGTGCAATTCTGGCAATAGTTTCACCTGTTTCAATCATAAACGTTCCCATGATCTTTTCATACTCTCCAAAGTCACGCCTTAAATCTACCATACCTTTTGCGTTTTCTATGTTAGCCCACATCTTTGCATATTCACCTAGCTTTAATTCCACATTACCTATCTCATTATCAATGATTTCCTGAACATCATCAGATTTGTTGTATCTGTCTATTAGGGTTTCAAAGGTTAGATGGAATTTGTTTGCTAGTTTGCTACATGATTTGAGATAAATTAATTCTCTTGTATCTTTGTTCAATTTGGGTGTTAATGGTTTTTGCACAATATCCTCTTTTTTATTTTCTTTTGCCCTTTGTTCGACACCATTAATTTTAATACCATTAAATTGATTCTTTTCTAATCTAATGCTTGGATCTTCTGTTTCTATAATTTCCCAATTCTGTTTTTCTAATTCGGACACGTTGTCCGTTTTGTTATAGTTCTGTTTGTAATCATCAGGAAGGCTTCTGCGTATATGTCGGTCACTAACCGTTATACCCTCTTTGTTTAATTGTGCATATAGATAAGCACTAATTCCCTCAACTTTAATATCTAACATTTTATATTTAATTTGATTATTAATAATTTCTGCACATCTTTCTAAATAATCTTTGAGTGTATGCCTTTCCCATTTTTCATAATCATCTCTGAATTGTTCTAAGGTGTCATGCCATTGTTCTAATAAAAAATGTTCATCTGACACAAATTAGTATTTAAAGGGTAGCTAATAAAGTTATTGCAACACTCTTATATACTATAAAAACTTATATATTATGATAGAAATGAGCCAAGTATTTACAGTACATGAGCCAAAAATCTGTGAGATTTGTAAGGAAACAATGCAAGAATTACAAGTTAGCAGATACACTTGTGTTTGTTGTGGTTTGACAGAGGATTAACTTTCAGGATCTTCATCAATAAACACTTTGTTACGTTTATGACCTTCTTCCGTTAATCTATCCCAAACATCAAATACTTGTGTTGCTACATCTGCATTTTTAACATTAGCAATATCTTGTTTATCTCTAATAATTTGCCTTGTGTCTTGGTTTATGTTTTCAACAGTTACATCTCTAATTAATTTGCCTTTATCTTTTTGTGTACTTGCTTCACTAATATGTGCTCTGATACGATAAGAGGGGGTTGCGTCAAAATCTGACATTAGTTATCAAACTCCAATCTTCTAGTAGAGATTCTTAATCTTCTTTCTGCATATAATAAAAGATAGTCACCTTCCATTATGTTGTGTTCCCACTATCCGTTTCAATACTTTGTTGAATACGATCAAAATTTCTTTCTCTTTGTATTTCTCTTTCTGCGTCTATATCTCCTTCATCATTTTCTGCTTCACATTTTGGACAACATTCTTCACAATAATCAACTGATTGTAAATCTGCACCTGTTTTAAATTCGTGATCACATATTTCCTCACTTCCACAGGTATCACAGAATATATCATAGTCATTAATTTTTGGATCGTTCATTCTAACTACCATGAAAAGTGTCACGCTAACCCGATATTAATAAGTTTAGGTCAATCTTCATCATCATCAAAGTCAGAATTATCCCACCAAGCAGGAGGCTCAACAGGAGGATTTGGATCTATTCTAGGGATAATCATTAATTAATACTTGTATCATATAGAATAAATGCTGTAATTCCTCCTCACTAAATTCTGTGGTTAGGACAAAAATATCGTATAAATCTATTAATTCATTCAACTTCATCATCATCATATCCTTCTTTATCCTCTCTTAGTATATCCTCATAAATTACTCTGAAAAGATTAAAGGTTTTTTCATCTTCTTTTGATGGGTGTTTGCCTTTGAAGGCTAAATTATACCATTTTATGACCATAGCATAATGCTCACTATAAATCCCTATATCATGGTCTATTCTTGTTGGCATAATAATATTTTATAAAATCTTTAATTAAGAAATTTTAACCATGTTGGCTCACCTTATTATTGTAAGCGTCAAACGATACTGTCCATGTGCCAGGCTTTGAAGTTTGTAATTTATTGCCTTTTTGTTCAAACCATTGATCAACGTTGTTCCTAACTGCTGATGTGAAACAGCCTGAATTTACTAGGATTTGTTCCTTTGAATCCCATGAATTTTTCTTATCATTATAAAAGAAAGTATCACGTTTGATACCCATTGGATCGTGTAAATGCCCCATCTGATAAATATCTGCTTCACAATTTATGGTTAAATTTTCCAATGCTTTTAATGTGCCACCTCCTCCTGCTCCATGATTTACAAACAATGTCTTTTTCATAAGTGATTTATCCTTAAATCTAATATCTAATCTGACAAATCCTTTGCTTCCTAAGAAGGTCATATTTCTCATTTTACAATATCTTTTCATGTCACCTTCTGTTACTACTCTTGACTTGTATTCGTGATTTCCCCATTGTAGATACCATATTTTTTCCATACCATAGTTCTTTGTATAGTAATCTTGTTCTTCAAATAATTCTGCACATCTTTCGTCAAATTCATCTTGTTGCTCTGCTAGTGTCCTTAGTCCTACTGCCTCATCTTTGAATCTTGGATCACCTGGCAGTATTAAATCAAGCTGATCACCACCAAAAGATGTGAATCTGTATGGATCATCAAGAATATCCTTAACCCTTCTTTCAAATAATTCCCCATGAAAATTAGTATTACCAATATGAATATCAGATAAATTTTCCCAATGCACTATTGTATCTTTTTTATCTAATTCTATGATGATGGATTTGCTATACAATCATTACAAATTGGCAAACCCTCAACTAAAGAAACTAATACATTTGATGTAAAACATACATGACATAAACCCTTACTCATTTTTTATTAACCTCAATATTTCATTGTCAATGTATTCATAAATATCTAACTCTAATTCTTTACAATCAGCAAGGTTGACCACTATGAGTTTAATGTTATTGTTTCTGAACAACCTGTTTCTTTCTAATGTTTTCTCTACCTTTCTATCATGGACAGCACCATCAACTTCCACTATCCACATACCGTATTTGTCAATCCATAATAAGTCAGGATTCTTCACACTACAATCATTAAGATCAGCCTTTGTTACAAATTCCTTAATGCCCTTTAGTTTGTTGTCAATATTGAATATAAGATATGCCTCACGTTTTACTTTTGCCTTGTATTTTTTTCTTAGGTATGAGGCTATTGCTATAAGTTGTGCTGTATCTGATTGACCATATTGCTTTTTTTGACCATAGGTTATTCCACTTTGTTTGCCTCTTGGCATTATTCTCTTTTGCTCCATACCCAAATAGGCTCACAAAATACACCTTTTTTATGAGTTTTTTGATTTGGTCGTTTTGACATTTTCATACCAATATATCCTTCATATTTTGCATTTGGTAATGTTTTAATAAAATCATTCATAGGATCACATATTTTATTAATTACATGATGTGTATAAACATCAGAAATATTCAATAATAATACCCCATTTGGCTCTAATACATTCCATGCTTTTTTTAATGTTTTAAATAAAAATTTTTCATTCCAATCATTTAGTTTTTTATATCTTACCCATGATTGTTTATCATCATAGGTATATCTTTCTAAATCAAAGTATGGTGGTGATGTAAAAATAGTATCAACTTTATCAATAAATTCATAATCTTCTGATGGTGAACATATTGTTTTAATTTGTTTATCAGTATTATATGATTTTTGTTGTTGTAAATAAAGAGAGTGAAGATCATTATTTGGATCTATACCTATATATGATTTTGTTGTTGATGAGGCACAAAATCCTGATAAACGATCACCCCACCCAGAAGAAAAATCTAAAACATTTTTTGAGTTGAATTTTTCAAATATGGCTTTAGCGATTATAGGTTTAAATTGTGTAGCAATATATTTTCTAACACCAATCAATGAAAATATAGTTTTTACATTAATATTTTTTATTTTCAATGAAAAAAGTGCATTTAACAATGTATTCATAAATTTGTCATTATTCCATACTCTATAAGGGCTAGGTGATGTTATTGAATTACATTTCATTCTTAATTCTTGAAAAAAATAATTTGATGAAACATTACCAATATTACTTGAATTAAAATAACCTAATGGATTTGAATATTTATAATTATATTTTAAATAAAACTTTTCTGATTTCCATAATTTACTTGTATCAACCATTTTTAATTCTTGAAATGATGATAACATTTTTTCTTCTGATATTACTTTCATTGGTAATGAAATATCATTATCACGAATATATTTAATTATTTTCTGTTTTGTTTCTTCTTTATCAGAAGTAATAGAAAATTCATGGTCTAAATTCATTTTCTTTTGCTCCTATACTTAAATTCCATTTCACACCATTGACACCAATGACTAAAACTTGGTTTGCCACATATAGCACATTGGTATATTTCCCTTAGATGGTCTTTGCCATCAAATGATTTCTTTAATCCCTTGATAAAATTGGTGAATATACCCATACTATTTACCTGATATTTTCACTAAAAAGTGTGGTTGTGTGGCACTATTTTTATTATTTTTAAATCTTAATCTTCTGCTTATCCATAGTATGTCTAAATGTTTAATCTGATGAAACCAATCTTGATCAGTTTTAGATGGTAATAACATGATGGTTGTTCCTTTTTCCTCTAATGCTTTCTCTACAAATAATGTTAATTGTGATTTCTTTTCACCTTTTTGTCTTGAATAGGGGGGGTTAACAAAGTTAAGAGCCTTCCAATCAATATTAAGACCATTGAATTTAGGGTTAATTGGGCATGGATCAAAAAATTCTTCTTTCTCATATCCCCAATTATCTTTAATTAATTTCCATATCCTGTCAGGTGTTAAGTGAACATCTGATTTTATTGGTGGCATATAACTCATAATTCATGTGCTTCATGTTTGCAGTTACATCTGTAAGTACATTCTCTATCAATATGTGTTCCATTTTGGCATGGTAAGCAGTTACATTTCATTCTAATTCACACTCCTCACACTTTCTTATGCTTCTTGATCGTCTTGTTTCCAATTCACATCTACATTTAGAACAGGTAACTCTATTCCTCATTTTTCCTCACTAGCCCATAGATACAATCACTACATAAATCAATATCATGGAATACTTTATTTTTAACAAAGTCTTTTTCTTGATTACATCTTTTACATTTGTTCATCATTGTCGTTTCAATACTCCCACCTTTGGCTCATATAACCACCCTTTAACTTTCCTTGCCTCAATGTATCTCAATACCATGTCGTCAGTATAAAACATTTTTTGATTTTGTAATAACTCACTAGCTAAATCTTTAAGGTCAACGTGTCCATCTTTGTTTTCTTTTGCCAAAGTTCTAAAACAATCCTCAAAATATACCTCTTTGTTAGTTGAATGACCTCTTAGATCCATTTGTGATATGCCCTTTGATACGTTCATGCCAAGAGTACATAGACATTCCTGGTAGAATTTAATCACATCTTCTACTATTTCTGTGTCAATTTCTGTCTTGAATAACATCTTAGCCCATGCTTCACACAACCTTTGTATTCCTTCCATCTGTCTAGTTTGTATTTGTATTGATCCATCTTGTTGTTCTATCTGGGTAAATTCTACAAATCTATTGATAAGTAATTCTTCTGCTTCTTTTGTGAATACAGGTTTTAACTTCCTTAGATAATTTAATAGTCCTTGCACCCATTTATAATTTGCAACCTGCTCCACATCACCTCTTTTATTCTTTGATATATGTGCCATCTTTGCTCTAATCTCATTCTCACCTGTGTCGTGTTTCAATCTAATCATTAAATCAAATCTTGATATTGTGGAAGCGTCAAAGGGTAAATTATCAATAATATCTTTGGATTCATTCCATCTTTCACCAACAGGATTAGAGCCTGATATTATTGTTGTTTTACATTCTGCGTCAGCCTGGTGTCCACCTTTGTTATATTTAGCGTGTTGCTGTTCCATAGCTACGTTTAATTTCTTCTGTTCTTGCTTAGGCATTTTGTCATATTCATCTACCATGAGATGTCCACCATTATTCATAATCATAGCACCCTGTCTTAAAATTTTCATACCATCATATTCATCTAGTGCAAATAAGATTCCAACACCTGTACTGTTAGAGCCATCTATCATAGATGATTTACTAGCAACTGTATTAGCAAATTTGATAAGCTCTGACTTGCCTGTATCTGCTTCACCTACCAACATTAAATGTGATTCTTTTCTATACCCATCAAAATCTGATCCACCTAATAGTGCTAGGTATAGTGCCTTTTTCTCTAACTCTCTACCGTATATCTTTGGACAAAATGAGGCAATTAATTTATTGATATAATCTTCCTGTTCTGTTTGTGCAAATTCTTTGGCTGTTGTTAATTCCTGTTGTGTTAATTCAACCTCTGCTTTTTCCTCTAAATCCTGTACTGACATGGTGTCAATTTGTAGTGTTTTTTCTGCTTCTACCTTTGCACCGTTCTTTGGCTCTTGAGTGGAATAGATACCAATAAATCGTTTAGTTTGACCTGTTGCAATATTGTTAGTATCATCACCATGTAATACTGTTTTAATTACTACTGGATTATTATTTTTAGCCTTTGATTCTGTTTCCATAATTAAGACATTTTGAATATATTTACCTGTTTCAATATCTAACTTCTTTGGTGTTTGACCAATGATGATACAATCAAACTGTATTACTTTACCTAGATCCTTTTCTCTTAAATCAGATAATGTACTGATGGGAATTTGGCAGGTGAATGTAACATTAACAGTATCAACTGTGTTATAGAATTTGTCCAAATCTCTTAGATGGTATTTTGTTATCTCTTGTTTGATAATGGTTGCCTTACTTTGCTCTGCACCCCCTGCTATATCTTCTATTCTTTGGTCTAATTCTTCTTGTGGCATATTATTTACTTTTATTGTAGCCCATTTTTTTATCCAATATGAGGCAACAGCATTATGGACAGCACCTTTTACCCTCTTGCCAAGATCATGTGATGTTGCCTGTATGAAATCCATATCAGTTATGATAATATGGTGTGATCCTTTGACTATTACTTTGGATAGGTCAGTATTCATCAACTTGGCTTTTAATTCATCTGTGTGTCTTGAGGCTGTCTTATTGTTATCATCATCTCTATGCTCATCTAATGTAGCTTCTTGATCAATGAATTTACTAAAGGTTTCAGCCATAGTAATACCTTGACTTGTTTTGTTAGCCTTGAATTTATTGTATCGGTCTTTATCACCTGTATATTTGAAGGAAATTATGTCACTCATACCATTAATTAAGCTTTAAAGCTTAACGGTCATACCCTCCTTTTTTATAAAAATATTTTTTTTCATCTTCATACCATTTAATCATATTCTTATGGTAATTTATCTTTTTATCCAAACCAGCTACTATTTTTAAATCAGTTTGTGATAATTCTTCCATTAATATCTCACAATATCCTTAGTTAATTCTCTTTTACTTTTAGCATTTCTTGGAGCAATAGCTAACTTAGTTCCACAACATGGACAATATGTAAAATCTTTTATGTAATACTCACATTTTCTACATCTGAAAAATCCATTTCTGTATGCGTTTTTATTTTTTGTGGTAGTAGTATATTCTTGTTTAAATTTAGGAGTTTGGCAAACAAATTTACAAGTACGATGCAATTTAGTATCTACCACCATTGTAAATTTTTTTATTACCTCTTGATTTTGTTCTAAGTGTCCTACCACAAGTAGGACAGTATGTGCCTGGATAAAGTTCCTTTGCAAACCATTTGTTTTCTTCTGAACAAAATTTATGGGTTTTAAATGATACATAATCTCCACCTTTCAATCTATATGGCATATTATTTTTTTAACCTCCTCATTTTCTTTTCCCTCTAATACCTAGTTTGCCTCTCTTATTAATTTTCGTTTTACGTTTTTCTTTAATGGTCATTTTAACTGCTAACACTAACCTCAAAAAATTTTCTTTTTTCATTCTTGATAAACCATTACGAGGGTGATCTATTCTAGTATGTATGCCATTTTTAATTAAGATAAATCTATCTGGGTTTTCTTCTACCAAAGGTCTTAATGCCTTTAGATATTGGTATCTTCCTTTTTCACCTTTAGGATAGTTTTCCCTTCTTACATCATTCTCAATATACCATAGGTGGTGAATAACATATCCTCTACGTCTAAATTTATCATGGGTTACAAAGCATTGATTGTCAAAGAATCTAAGAGCTAGGTCTTGCATTATATCAGTAGCAGTATCTTCATTCAAGGTCTTTCTTCCAATCTAATGAATCAAAATTCTTTGTATTATTTTTGTCAACTGAAAATAACCATTCTTTTGCTGATCTATAAAAATCACCGATCACTATTTCTTTGACCATATCTTGTATTTCCTTATTTTCAAGTTCATTATCTTTTGTAAAATAAAGGTAATTTCTCATACATTGTTGAAATTCTTTGTTCTTGTAATAATCTGCATTAGAAAAAAATAGGGTGGTCAAGATTCCTCTCTATTATGTTTGTGAATATCTCTTAACACCTCACTTGATATGTTTTTGATTCTTCCTCTTGACACTCCTGCTTGATCAACAGGATATTTTGCAATTTCTTCATCACCAAGTATGTCATACTCACATACTTTGCCAATGATTGCTTTATACAATGATTTATCTTCTTCTGATAAATGTTTGTATTCGTAAGGCTCTTTAGATTTTGTTGGTGTATCAAATCCATCTAGACCTGTTCCAGATGAACAAGCAAAATCTTTATTACCTGCACCAATTTTTTTATAGTGTCCAGAGCCATCAGGATTTTGCCATGAAAGTTGATCTACACCATTATAACTTCCTGTTTTGACACACGTTATTGGTTGATTGCATTTCCAACAAGCACCTGAATTACCTGCTTTTTTTTCTGGGTTTGGCATATAACATAAATTACCTTACGTTTATTTATCTGTTGAGGTCAAAATCTTTTTAATTCTTTGTATATTTTTTTCTTCTTTCTCTATCACATCATTTGCATTTTTATTATAATAATCTAAATTATCACATAATTTGTTAATTCTTTCTTGATACATTTTATTCACATTAATTATTTCTTTATCTTTTCTTATCAACCTAGCTTCTGCTCTTTCTAACTGTATTGGTAATCTAGATGTTTGTTCATTACATTTCTTGGTGCAATATTTTTTGGCATTTAATTTGGTCTTAAACTCTCTTTCACATACAGGACAAATTTTACAATAATATTCAGGTTTTAATTTTCTTTCTTGTTTTCGTTTTAATTCTCTTTTTAGATGAGAACGTAGTCTTTGTTGTGCGTCTTTGTTATATCTACAAGCATTACAAAATCTTCTAGCAGTATCACCTTGATTAAATTCTGACTTGCATTTTATACATAATATCATAAAGACAGTTTCACTCATAAACTAAGTCTATTTTTTAACTTTATTTATAGTTTTTATTTGTTGCAGTTCTTGTTCTAGTTGCTGTATTTTTTGTCTTAATGCTATTATATAATCAATAGTGTCTATTATTGTTGGCATGATTTTATTTAGAATAGATTGATTTAAAGCTTATGGCTCTATGGCTATTTGCTGTGAAAATCCTGTTGGAAACCTTACCATAAGTCTTGTTTTTCCACTTAATTCCTGAGCATAAATTCTAAGGTGATCTGTTGTTGGTGCTGATGGCTCGTTTCTTTCTTCCAATTCTAACCACCCATTTCTAATATCTACACCATCTGCGTCTATTTCAACCTCTACTGTTCCATCAATTCTGAAAAAATGTGAATCGTTTGTAAGAGCATTATAATTCATGTCACCTGTGTATGATGTTATACTTGTATTAGTTGATGTTGGTAGTGCTGATCCTGTTAATATTAATTCACCACTTGTTGTTAAATTGCCTGTTATATCTAATGCAACATAAGCATTAATGGCTGTATTACCTATTTTTAATTTGACAACATTATCTACTGCAAAATCATGGTGTTCATCTGTATCATCAACATTGTAATCTAATCCACCTGTATTTCCTGCTATAAAATTTGCATTGTCAACATCACCATTGAGAAATAATGTTGTGACTTTTTGAATTGTATTACCACCTAAATCTAAACTTGCGTTGACAGGGTTTGTTACACCACCACTACTAGAAGCGTTTCCTGTAACTAACCAAAGAGTATTGATAGAATCATAGATTAATTTGACAGCTTCATTAGGTGCTAAAACATAATCTGTGTCACCTGGACAGTAAATGTTTTTTGATGTTCCACCTGCACTACCATTATGTGTTATTGTAATAGTATTGTTTGTACTAGAGATTAAGGTTAATTCTTGATACGGTAATTCTAATCCTGTCAATTCAATATTATCTAGTGTATCAGATGTTCCCGATTCAGGCATAACATATATCATTCTTCTTACTACAACTGCACCTGTTGCATTGGCTGTTAAGTCTAATCTACCACTTGAAATTACTAATGATTGTCCAACAGATCCAAACGCACCGTTAAATATTCCGTTCTTTGTTTTTACATATTGTTTTATTGATTCATGTGATGATGTAACATTTGTTGTGTTATTACCTGTTGATA